ATCTAAATCAGAAACTGGTTTATAAAATTCAGCTAAATCATCCTTTAACTTACTTGCATCTACCTTGTCAGCTTTGTTTCCAAGCAAATTATCAGTTTCGACCTTTGAATAAACGGAATTGACATCTGCCTTATTCCCGAGAAACTCATCCGTTTCTGCTGATGAGTAGGTTTCGTTCGTATTGTAATAATACTCGTTAAGATATTCAATACTCGGATAATTAGTACTGCTGTCTGTAATGTCCGTTTTGGAGCTCACTTTGTTTAAATTGTCTTCTTTTGATTTAAGTGCATTGGCTACATCTGTTGCGTTCGCCTTGCCTGTAAGAGATGTTTCCGCCGACTGCATCCGAGCTGACAACTGACTGACCGTGCTTTTTTCGGCTTTGTTGGTTACAGCAGAATCAATCCCGTTAAGCCTTGCGTTGAGGCTTGAGGAGCTTCCCCTTGCGGTTTCGACTTCTTTTGTGATTTCCGCAATAGAGCTTGCACCCGGAAAGGCTTTGCTGTCGTCATTGATTACACTTTTTCCTACACGCAAACAAACGGTTTCAGCGGTTATGATTTCGTCACCCTCTGTAAGCACAATATCCATTTTGCATATTCCTGACAAAGCAAGCATTGTGTCCGTAAGCGTAACTGTGACTACATTGTTTTCGGTGTCAACGACAGCGGCAACGCTGTCCGCAACGATTACATCGTCAACCGTGGCATTAACGGTTGCGGACATCGCAGATGTCAAATTTACAACTTCGCCGTTGACTGTAAATGTAAAATCAATAATTCTTGAGTTTTTGTCGCCCTGACGAACTTCGAGAATTTCATAGTTTTTACAACTGTTGATTTCAAGCTCCATTTTCGTATGGTTAATATTCAATGTTTTCACCTCATTTAACTATATAATCAGATAATTTCGTTTTCGCTGTGCCAAGTTCGAGGCTGTTCCATCGTTCAAGCACAATATCATAATCTGTTTTTATGATTTTTGCCTGCAAACTGTCATTAGCCGTGTCTATGTAAACTGTATCGCACAAATGCAAATCCAACATCTCATCAAGCGTTGTGGGATAATCAACCTTGACATTAAGCGTAGGTGCTCCATTGGTGCTTGCAAGCTGACCTCTTAACACCTGAGCCTGTATGTTAAGTTTCTGAATCAGCAGATCTTTGTTTTCACCCGTCTGCGCATTAAAATTCCAGTAGCCCGTCGCATTACCAATATCCACTGAACCACCGTTTGTTACATCAACGGCTTTAACCTTAATCAACTTTGATTTGTGGTTTTTAAGTTCCTGTGGCTGTGAGCAAAGCACAACATTGCGCTTTGCATAGGTATCATAGCAAGTCGCATATGCCGCCACATGCGAGCAAATATCGTCCGAATCAAGTGTTTGCGTTAAACTGCTCAGATTTTTTCCCCACTTTAAATGATATTTAGTAGTTGTTCCACGGTTTTTTAACAACGATACATTAAAGTTGTTGTATTTGTATTCACCGCCGAAAACATCAACGAGTGAACCGTCTGCACCACCCATAAAATCTCCGAGAGTACACGGAGTAACAAAACCGAGCGTCATAGAGGATTTTGCGGTGATATCGGATGTAAATTTAAAGTGGTGCGCCCACAAGGTCATTTGCGTTTGTAAGCCCTCCTCTTGCCCCGTGCAAAGGCGATACCACCATTCCGCAGGTGTGCACATTATGTCTGTCTGATTTTGTACTTCAACCAAAAAATTATTGTACAAATTATGCTTGATATGCTTTGCTTTGATTACAACGGATTTTTTATCTTTGTACTGCAAATTATAGATTTCAAAGAATTGCGGTTCGTCTGTCGGATTTGGTTTTGCTTTGACAAAAAGTTGTGTATCAAGCAAATTGGCACAGTCATCTGTCACCAAAAGCTCAATTTCAAGCAAATAGTCGCCGTTGCGTTCTTCGGTAACTTTTCCGCTTATAATCTCGGTCATCATACCGATTTTTAACATTGCACTTTGGTTCAAGATGTGGGTTGTGTTTTGCAATTTATAAAGCAAGGGATAGAACATTTACAAACGCCTCCAATTCGGGGTAATGCTAATCTCGGCATTGCTGACAGCTGTAACCGTAACCTGATTATTTCCGGTGGAAAATTCAGGCGGTAATGTGTCGTTGATAAATTTCGATGTACCGTCAGATTTATACGCTCTATACTGCATTGATTCACCGTCAAGCAGAGCGTAGTCATAACCCGCAACGCAAGACAAAATATATTTTGTTCCGTTAATAGTTAAATTAGCCTTAGCGTTACTGCTACTGCTTGTATTTGTGTTGGTAATCTTAATAGTCGGCAAACTTATGTATTTTTCGGGATTACGCAAATTCACCGCCTTATTAACCTCTAATTCAATAGGTTTAGCACCAATCTCCGAATACCACCAAGGCACACGATTGAATTTGATTTTGGTTGAAAGCAACGAGGGCAACTCCCGTACGATACTATCAATATTTGCTATGTAAGCCTTAGTAAAATAACCGGGATTATAAGTGTCTTTGTACTTCTGATATCCCCGATTTAATGTCAGCCATTCAGTAACTGCCTTAGCAAGATGATGTGCGGACATCTCAGACAAATACGGCAGAAAACAAATTTCTCTTTCAAACTCCACATTCTGCCACCTGCCATTATCGAGGAGAATGTCGCCGTCCTTGTATGGGATTTCAATTGCTGAAATATCCCTTTTGGAAATTTCGTGCTGTGGAGCTTGTACGAATCTGCCACAAAAATAAGACAGCCATTTGTCTGCAAAATAAAAGTTATGCATATGCTCTCTGCCTCCTTGTTATTTCATCGGCAAGCCTGTTGCTGATATCATCAACCAAGCTGTCAATGTCCATATCGTTATCAATCGCAACCGAAGGAATGTTAATGCTGATGTTGTTAACGATGTTAGTTGAATCATTTTCAAAAACTGAGCCTCTGCCTTCACGCTTTGATTGACGATACTCCTCAGCCTCTTGAGCTGTGAGAACCGCCTCACCGGCATCAAGATATGCGGCGAACTTATCATGTGGGACATAATCAATACCGGCACGGAAACGAGGTAAGGTTACTTCCGGAATCGGATCTATTTCCCAACCTATCATTGATGTTGCCCAGTTTACGCCTTCCAAGAGCTTGTTAATAATCCAAATAATGCCGTTGATTACATTCTCAACGAATGCAGGTATAAGGTTAAATACATTCTTGAAAATGTTAACAACACCGTTCCACGCTTGTTCCCAGTTTCCCGAAAACACACCTTTTATGAAATCTACAATTCCATTAAAAATCCCCGAAAGCGGTTCAAGAATTTTTTTGACTCCTTTAATTGCACCGCCTAAAACCTCCGAAAAGATTTGCGCCAACCATTCAATCACCGGAACAAGTGCAGGGATAAGTGTTTCAAGCATTTCACCAAGTAGGTCAAGAACCGGACGAAGAGCGTCAAAAACCAGTGAAATAACAGGCGATAACTGTTCAAGAACAGGCTGTAAAATGCCGACAATCGTGTTACATAATTCGCTTATAATCGGAATAAGAGGTGTTAAAAGGTCATTAAGGAATGTAGCTAAATCCTCTATAATCGGAGTAAGTGCCGCCAACAATCCATTGAGCAATACGCCGGCAAGCTGAATGAACACCTCGATTACTGGCATTAAGAGTTCTACAAGCGTGCTGAATAACGGCATTATAGCCTGAATTATCTGCATGAAATACGGTAACAAGTCCTGTATAATCTGCAGTAAAGGCGGAAATAATTGCTCCACAATCTGTACAATGAGAGGGGCCAACTGCTCTATAAGCTGAGCTATAAACGGCAGTAGTTCCTCAATCAATGGCATAATCTGTTCAAGCATTGACACAATTATCGGGGCAACCTCTTCGCAGATGTTAATGAGAGCAGGTGCAAGGCTATCAGCCACACCTTCAATAATCGGTGATAACCGCTCAAGCAGCTTACCGCCTAAACCAATAAGCGAATTAAGTACGGGTTCAGCGACAGCACCGATTTGCGCCATTGTATCAGACAACTGCTGATGAGCTCTGTTAGATTCCATTACATCGCCGTTTGTTTCCTTGTACTGAGCAGAGGCATCAGAATATAGCGATGTGAGGGTGGATGTGATTAACTGCTGTCTTTCTTGTTCTGATGAGCATTTAGCAAGTTTTTCATTAAATTCATCTTCTGACACGCCCATCCAGTTAAGCGCATCGGCAAGCGAACCTGTTACAGTCCCGACTTTTGCTGTTTCGTTTGCCGCCTCGGTCAAGCCTTCAATCGGGAGCGAATCGCCGAACTGACCGTAAACACCTGTGCAAATTTCCGTCCAAGATTGCAAGTCTTTGGTGGAATTACATAGCAAAGAAAGGTGGTTTGCGGCTTCTGTTGCTTGTCCGCTGTCGCCAACCACAGCATAGAGGTCGGAATATGTTTGCTTTGCGTCTGCCGCCGAAAATTTGTTTGTGGTGAAAGCTGTGTCAAGTTTTCCCATTTCTGTTCGGTATTCTCGGGTGCTCTCTGCGACAGCGGACAATGCTCCTACACCTGCCGCTGCTCCACCTACCAGAGCAGTTCCCCATTTAGCTGCTGTTTTGATTCCGTTACCGAGTGTTGAAGCAACGCCCTTGCTTTTCTTCTCAGTCTCTGCAATGGATTTGTTTGCTTCATCGTTATTTACGAATATAGAACCGAACAATTTAAATATTTCGACGGCCATTAGCTACACCTCCTCCCATTTATAATTATCAAGATAATCTGCAATCTTGCTTTCGACAGTTTCGACATTTACGGTTTCTTCCGCACCTGTCTGCATTTGATTTTTAACCTTGTTTACAAAATCAACATATGACACACCTGAAAATCTGCCTGTCATCGTGAGCATATATGCTTTGTAGAGCATTTCGTCCTCACGGTCATCAATCGCATTTTTGATAATCTCGACAGCATCTGAAAAAGACAGCTCATGCAGTATGGCAGTATTACCGCAACAATACTGCACGAGCATTCCATATGTTCTTACTTCAAGGCTAAGGCTGAGGTAAAAAAACTCTTAACATCGTTCTCCCTGATGATTGTCTTTACATTGTCAAGGACTTCGGGGATACTTAATTTACTTACATCATCAGCAGTAATGTCGCCTCTGATGCCGGCAAGTAATGAATAGAATTCCTGTTCTGTTTCTTTGGTTGCCAAAGAAGTTAACAAAGTGATCACAAATTCAAGACCGACCGCTTCGGTGTTGACCGTTTCATCTTTGCTGTTATTTTTAATAGTGATACGATTTGCAAAGTCTGCAATTTCTGTTTTGATGTCTGCTTTTTTGATAATGCGAGCAAGCGTGAATGCGTCTTTAATGTTTAACTTTCTCATAATTATTCCTCCGTTGTTTCTGTCGGTCTGTAAATCTTAAATGGGGGTTTGATTTCATCCTCACTGTCGTAAACCTCAGGTTCAAGGTTACCGTAAAACTGAGCCTCTATCTTGCCGTTGTCTTTATCGGCAATCGCAAGGGTCACACCGTTTTCATTGAAACCGTTGAAAATCTGAATAATGCAGGGCTTTGTTTCACCAAGCAAACAACCTACCCAAGTGATGTTTTCAACATAATCACCGTCAAGAATTACATCTCTGCCTGTGATTACATCATATCCTGTTACACCGTCCTCAGTGCTTTTATCGGCGATACCAAGACCGTAAATAAGGTTCTGAGTAGTGATTTCGGCAAGGGTTGCCTTGATGTAAACTTCCCAACCGTCAACTACGGTGTCGCCTTTGGTACGGGTTTTTACTCCGTCAAATTCAAGACGGCGGAGTGTTGGCTTTGCCGAAAATTCACCGCCTTTTATTGTTACACCAAGACATTTGCCTGCCTTTTTGGCGCTTGCATATGTGTCAGTAGCAGGATCGTAGTTGACAAAAAACGCACCTGCGTCAAGTAACATACGGTCAGCCGTCTTATTGCTGTAACCGCTGTACGGTTTAATCTTTCGTGGCTTAACTGTTGCCATTTCAATCGTCCTCTCTTTCATAAACCCTCAATTCAAGGGTTGCCATTATTCTATTTATTGTTTTGTCCGATTCGGCGACATACTGCCTGTCGCCGTTGTTGTAAAACTTGTAATGCCGTTTACCCTGTGTATAGGTTGCTCTCGCAACATCCGAATAGATTTCATCCACAATATTGTCGATTTTCTCAGTTGTAAACCTGTCATACAAATTTAAAGTAACAAGATATTTCTTGTACGGCTCATCGGTGTAAAGCTGTTTAATCTCATAGACAAGCCTCGGAAACCCGTCACCAATCATAAAAAACGAGGGGGCATACTGCGATAAAACCGCACTCAAAAAATTCTTAATGCTATTCACCGCTGTATTCCCCCTCGTTCAGTTTGCGTTCTGCCTCTTCCGTGCCTACGGCACTGAGGTATTGCTGTTCAATCTTTATAATATCTTTGATGTTGCTTTCGGCGGCATCACTTAACGCTCCGATTTTTGGAGCCTTGCTTGTACCGATTTCTTGATACAAACCATAGAATCCGCCCGGCTTAAAACCAACCTGCAGGTCAGGAACTTCTTGCTTTGAGCGTACCCAATATTGCGTATTCTTTGCTAATCGCCCCGTCCTGCGTTTTATTTTTTGTCGCGACCGTTTACATACCAACTTGCCAACATCACGCAGAGCGGCTCGTTCAAGCTCTTTGAGCGTATATTGAATACGGTCAACATTGCTGATTATCTCAACGCCGTTTTTTGTGATTTTAACTGCTTTAGGCAAAGACATTATTCTCACCTACCACATCCGTTAAATACAGCTCCGTACGCTCTGTGCCTTTAATCTCATACGCACGATAAATCTTGAACCTCTTATTTTCGAGATAACAAAATTCTTCGTTGTGGTACTCGAACGAGTTGACTTCAAGCATACATTCGGGTTTCAACCCATTCGCCTGTGCCTGAAAAAATTCAGATTGTCGAACATATTTGCGTTGTGCATAAATCGTTCGGAGCTTTTCCTGATACACAATTTCGCCGATGTCATTGGTTGTTTGCCCTGACTTTTCAACAAGTTTAACAAGAGTATCTGCATTCATTCTGTTTGTGCTCCTCTCGCCGCCATTGCGTCACGCAAGTCTTCGTAATGCCGTGCCCATTCGCTGTCGGCGGTAACCGAAAAATAAGCACGGCAATAGAATTTGATTGCCTGCATAACAAGTGCAGTTAAGTTTTTGTCGTTGACATCAACTCCTGCACCTGCCATGTCACTTTTGGCAGAATCAATGAGGGCAGATATTTCATCGTCAAACAGCACCGTATTGATACGGAGCGAAACCTTTACAGCTTCAATTTCATTAGATACTGCCATAATTCAAACCTCTTTTAAGCGCTCTTCTTTACGAGCTTGACGAGGCTGTGAGTATCCACGACCTTACCGTCTGCAAGCATTACGGCTTTAAGGACTGTGTTATCGGTGTCGTCCTCTTCGTACTTCTTGACACTTAAACCCATTACCTCGTTGAAGATGTAATCATTAAGATTGAACATCATTGCAAAGGTTGTGTCAGCTGAAACCGCGTCAGCGTACGAATCCATATAGCCGTCTGTTGGGATAACAGCACGACCGAAAAGTGAGAGTGACGGCTTGCCGTTAAGTCCTTCGGACATACGAGCGACAGGCTGACCGTTGCTGTCTGTGATACCCATAAACGCGAAGAATGACTTCTTTGTCATCAGCCATACAGCGTCATCGTATGCAGCAGGAAGAGCCGCCTCAGCAGAGCAAAGTGTTGAATATGTAAGCTTGCCGGTTTTTGCAATCTCGATTGTCTGACCGTCAGGCGGGGTGCATGAAAGAATGCCGGTTGGCGAACCTGAACCCGAACCCTTAACGATCGCCATTTCACAAGCCTTAACAACTGCGGTCTTGATCTGGTCGATAAACTGTGATTCAAAAGTATCAAGCGCAGTCTTTGTCATAAAGAGCGAGAACGCAACCTTGCATTCAAGCTTATAGCCGGCAAAGACAACCTTGTCAGTAGTTACCTGCTGCTGGTCTGAACCCTTTTCCTCATCAACCCAGCTTGCTGTCGGGCGGATGTTCTGTGTAGGGATAAGGAGTGCTGTCGGATAAGCCGTCTTGAACACTCTTGCGTAAATTTCGCCGATTTTTTCAAGTTCAACAATCAAACGCTGATACATTGTGGTCGGCACGATAGCCGCCGCAGAGCTTGATGTGGTCTGTGATGCCACATTCATAAACTTCTGTGGCACGGGTACGCCGTTCTGAATATAGTTAGCAAAAGCTTTTCTGTATTCAAGTGTTGCGTACATATCTGTTACCTGTTCGCCCTCATCTGTAAGGTCGATGTTTGTCTTGTGATTGTCAAATGGTGCAGGCATTTTGATTCCCTCCTCTGCATTTTTGTTTGCTTTGTCTACGGCAGAATTTTCAAAGTCGTTGTCGAGCTTGTCAATCTGCTGTGTAATCTCTTTCGCCTCGGCGAGCTTATTTTCTGCAATGAGCTTTTTTGCCTTGTCATAAAGAGCATTTCTCTTGTCGAGATATTCCTGTCTGTTCATTCTGATTCAACATCCTTTCGTTTGAGTAATTCAAGCTTTGCTGTAAGCTGTGTTTTTTCACTTCTCATCTGTTTGATGATTGTATCTGGGATAAGACCGTTAAGGCTTGCCGCGAGTTTAACCTCTTTTGGCTTTTCGGCATATTCGGTAATCTTGTCAACAAAGCCTTTTTCAACCGCCTCATCGGCAGTAAGCCAAGTTTCATTATCCATAAGTCCGATAAGTTCATTTTCGGTCATACCTGTTTTAAGTCTGTATGCAGTCGCCACGGCTTTGCTTGCTTTGAGCAACACACCCGATTCGTGTGCCATATCGTTGTAGTCCCCTGCGGCATAGCTTGACACATTATGTATCATCAGCATACCTGTCGGCACAATCTCAGATTTGCACGCACAAGCAATGTATGATGCGGCTGATGCGGCAAAAACGACCTTGATTGTTGCCTTGCTTTCGGCGAGCATATCATAAATTTCGGAGGCGGCAAAGATGTCACCACCTGATGAATTGATAACAACCTGTACACCCTCATCATCCGCCACTTCATCAAGCTGTGAACGAATATCAGCAGGACAGCAGGAGGCTACCCCAAACCAGTCATAAATCCACTTGTCATCGTTTGTAATGATAGGGCCTTTAATGTCAATTATCTTCGGCATTGTTTTCACCTCCTTCGCCAACTGTTACTGTATCTAATCTTCTAAGCGGAGTGTCACCGCCCGGAACGGGAGCAAGACCGAGTGATTCTCGCCATTCGTTCGGGAGCATTGCTCCACGGTCTACCATTCCGGCGAAATTCAGCTTTGTTTTCAAACTTGCTGACTGCAAATTAAATGAACCTACCGCTATGTAATTTCCACAGCTTCGTTGTCGCCGAGTAAAAAGTTTTCGTGTAAGCTCGTTTTTTAACTGAACAATCTTCGGCGAAATCACCGCTTCAAAGTAAGCATTTTCTTCATCTTCATTTGCTGTTGATGTGATAATTTTTACATTGGTGTTGAACAACTCTAAAATTCTGTTTTTTGTTCTGTCCATTTGCAAAGCATTTGGAACATAGTCGTTCGGGGTTATCTGCTTTGCGTCAACCTTTGCGTCAACTGCCGCAACGCCCACAGAGCTGTTACTGATGTTAAGGTAGTTATCAGCAAACGCTTTTGCGTTCTTCTTCAAGTCCTCAGGGCGTAATGATGAAGTATATTTTAGCAACCATTTAATGACGCTCGAATTTCTGATAGCGCTGATGATACCGCTGTCAGTTGTTTCAACGATTTCAAGCAAAGGAGCAAGAGCCTTAAATTTGCCGCTTCCAAATATATCGTTCTCTGCGAAGTCATCACGCAAGTGAATGACATCTTCGGAGGCAAAGCGGTAAGTCTTGCCGTTTGCAAGGATAAATTCATACACAAGGTTACCGTTAGTGTCGTACAAATCCGTAGCTGATTTAGCAGGTATGAAATACAATTCCGCAGGCAAGCCGTTTGTGTCTCTAATGATGAGCCAAAAAGCATTGCCTGATAATGATAACTGTGTGCTTGTCCTATACAAGAGCATATCCATTGTTGTGTACAGGTTGGGTTCTTCAAGCAAAAATTTGATGTAAGGTTCGGGATTGATTAGGAGGTCTTTTCTGCCATCAACGATTGTTTCTCTTATATGTTTAATGGATAACTTCGAGAATCTGAGAGCCTGCGCATTAACGCAAGCTCGGACGGTGTCGGAATCATATGCTCTGTTGCCCCACAAGAAAAAATTTGAATTATTCTGTGTAACAAGTTCAACCCTTGAAAAATTCTTTGTTTTTCTGACATTGCGGACAGAATTAAAAAAGTTTTTGAATTTTCCCATTTTCTCACCTCCTAAACAATACTTAAATATTCGTCTTCGTATTCAAAATATATTGTGTAAGCATCAAGCAAAGCCGCCGTACCGTCAATTCGCCTTGTCGATTTAGATGTTTTAATCGGTTGTATATTTCCGTTTCTGTCCTCATCTATTGCAGTATTTGCAAGACACCATTTGTCTATCGGGTTGTTGTTGTAAATTATTCTTTTCTTTACAAGGTCAGCCTTGAGTGCCTTCATCGGAGCGGACAGGGTTTTCTTGCCCTGATGCACAGCCTCCATAACGGTAGGCCCGAAAGCGTCAATCATCTGATTAACCCACATCTGAGCTGACCAAGCGTCATAACCCTCTTTCCACAAGTAAATATCGTATTCGTCTTGCAGTTCTTGATACCATGCCGTAACAACACTTGCGTCGATTTTGTTTCCGGGGCAGGTACGCATAAAGCCCTGTTCTATCCACTTATCATATGGAATTTTGTCCTCGGTTACTTTTTTCGCTACGAGGTCGGCAGGTATCCAGTACATTGACAATACAAAAATATTTTCATTGTCAGGCACTCGAAACAACATCTTGGCCGCCGTAAGGTCGGTTGTGCTTGATAAGTCTGCGCCGCCTATGCCGTAGGTCGGACGGAGTTCCTTTACATCAAATTTTGTTTCGTTGTTAAGCTCCTCGAAATTGAGCCACGATTCAGTTGATGTTTCGGCTATGTTAAATTCTTTGCATACAAGGTTGCGTACAAGCGACGGATTCGCCTGCGCCTTTTTAACTTTGCTTGCAAGGGCATTTCGGTTTTTAATCGTGCCAAGTCCGGGGTTTGCCTTTTCCCAACAATCGGGTTTTTCCCATTCTTCACGCTTGTCAAGCTCGTAGATAATGTAAAGGCTGTGCTCGTCTTTGTAACCTACATCGTCAAACAAACCATTCGTAGTGCGAACAGCATCGTCATAGATTTCGTCGTAGATGTCCTCTCTGATTTTTCCGGCTGTTGTTGTCACAAGGATAAGAGGCTGGTCTCGACCGATTGTACCGTCTGCCATAATGTCATACAACTGTCTGCCGTTCTTCCATTGATGAACTTCGTCCATAAGGCAACAATGCACATTCAAACCGTCGAGTGTATCTGAATCAGAAGCAAGCGGCTTAAACACTCCGCAGTTGTAATCTTCTGAACTCAATTCATTCAGCAGTGGTTTAATTCGTTTCAATAAAGTTTCACTCTTGCGAACCATTCGTTTTGCTTCCTGCCATATAATCTTTGCTTGGTCTCGCTTGGTGGCGACTGCATACACTTCGGGACCGGGTTCACCGTCGCCGATGAGCATATACAAGCCAACCGCAGAGGCAAGCAAAGACTTGCCGTTCTTTTTTCCGATAATCAGCACAGATAAGTTATACTGCCTGATGCCGTCATCGTCCACAAAACCAAAAGTCGCCGCAAGCCACGCTTTTTCCCACAGTTCGAGCCTTACAAGCTGACCGCCCATTTTGCCTTTACTGTGTCGGCAGTAGTTTTCAACAAATTCAATAATGTGATTTCCTCGCTTGGCTTCATAGTGGTAGCCGTCTGTCGGATTAATCACCTTATCGCTTAAATATTTGTACCACTTGCGTATTTTGTCGCAAACAGTAACCTTGCCGTTTTGTATCTGCTCGTAATATTCAAGTATCGGATTATAGCTTAATGGATAGCGTTTCAAAGCTTGTCACGCCCTTCAACGAAATCGTCAAAGCCGTCTGTTGTCGCAATCTTTGCCTTGGTCACTTTCGGAAGCATATCGTTGAGCTGTTTAATGTACTTGAGATAGTTGCCGAGCATTGTATTATACAAATCTGCCTCAGGTCTTTTGCGTGAGTACGGCTCTTGCGTTTCCGACTGCGAAAACAGTTCAGTCAAGCCATAAATCGCAATGTCCTGTTGCAGTTCTTTCAGCCTGATTCGAGTAAACGCCGCATTTTCGATCAAACCAACGGCGAGGTCTTTTCTTTTAACTTCTATATCCTTGTAGATTTCCGTTAATCGTTTTATTTCTCTCTTAATCGCTCTTTGTTCTTTCTGTTCGTCAGTCAAATCAATCACCGTCCTTTCGCACAAGATTTTTTAGGGGGGAGGGGGGCTATATGTAAGGTGCGCAAAAAATCTAACTGCCCCCCTCGGTCCTACGGTCACCGGTTTCCGATTTTTCAACGGGGGGGATAATCGGTCGGAGCATTCCGCTCTCATCAAAAAAATATTTTTTCGGTTCGCAACCACCTATCCCGTGCCCCGGCAAATCGTCATGACATTTTTTGCACACATATAAAAGATTGTCGTAGTTAAGAGTAACATCAGGATTGTTTATGTTGCTCTCATTAATCATGATCTTATGATGTACGATAAAGCCGTGTCGCTCTTTACATAGCTGACACAATCCGCCGTCAACAAGCATTCGCTCTGCGATAAAACTTTGTCGGCAATCCTGCCACTTTTTAGACTTGTAAAAGCCTTTAGCAAACGCCTTAGCCATACCGTACACCACCAAATAAAAAATGGACTTACAACACAGATAGTCCGTCTGCATTATAAGTCCATTGTATATTTTTTCTCGTTGCATTATTGGTGCAATTTAATTATTGTTTGTTATCTTTCGTCTGTTTTAGCTAGCCCCAATAAATAATCAGTAGTAACATTCAGAGCAATTGACAACCTTCGTATATTGTTCGTCGTCGGCGCTATTTCGGCAGTTAGGTATCTACAAATCTGACTGCGTTGAACTCCCGATTTCCTCGCTAACTTTGTCGGGCCGATATCTCTCAGCTTCATAGCCTTTTCAAGTTGCGTCGAAAAGTCAACATCAGTCCTGTGTATTTTGTCCACTAATATGCGCCCTCCTTAAATTCTTTTGCCTCGTAAATCTTGCAAAAGCGTCCTCTTATTTTATGTGTAATTCTGTTTTTCGCAAGACAGCAATAATATGATGAGGTACATGAACGATAATTACCCCCACAGTGCACGCAGGTCGCACAGCGCTTATGCTTTTGTCTGTATTCATCAGGTGTCATTACTATCCACCTCACTTTCAAGCCAATGTTTTGTGCAGTCAATGCAATTATACTTAAACTTTTTGCCTATTTTGCAATTACAATTAATATATGGTGGGTCACCTGATATGCCATATGGGCAACTGAAAAAGTCTATACAACTACGAGCCATTTCGTCAATTGACATCTGTTTGATTTTTTCAAAGTTTGTCATTGTGTTTACACCTCACTTTAACAACTCGTCTGTTGTAATGTTAAATAAATCTGATACAGCTATTATGGTTTCGATAGTAGGCTCGTTTCTTCCGATTTCATAACTCGAAATGCTTGCCCTGCTCAAATAGAGCTTTTCGCCAAGTTCATCCTGCGTTAAGCCATTTTCAAGCCTTAACGCTTTTAATTTTTCGGGGAATGCCATTATTTTTCACCAAACCTCTCCGTCAAAACTTAATTGCCCAGGCAAAACACCATCCTGCATCCACCAGTGATAAACCTCAAGTCCATTAGCGTGTTGTGTAGATTTGCCTCTTTGCTTTCTCACTTCAAGCATCTTGTCAAACGCTTGTATGTACATTTTTCGGTACTTGGGATATCGTGCAAATTCCGCAAATTTCTTCTTTTTACCTGCCAATGGACAGCCGATGCATCCAACACGATTAAATCCACAATTGTATAACGGATTAAGAATAAGATGCTCTTGGTTGATGTACTCCTTAACATCATTACCCGACCAATCACAAATAGGGTTGAAGATTATCTTACCTTGTAACTGACAATGCTCAACTATCTGCCTCTTATCGTCATTGTCATTGTTAAGGACGATTCTATTCGATGGATTAGAAGTATAAGTTTCGATTACTCCCTTCGACCGTCTTTTCGTACTTTCGGCTCTTCGCACTCCTGTGACAATAGCACGATTCTTACCGCTTGTTTCTTTCAGAATTGCACAACAATATCTTATTAACCGTGTGGGGGGCATACCTTTTTGCACTATCAGTGACCACATAGATGTCGGCTTGCCCTTGTATCTCGGCATATCAATGTTGCATTTTATGCCTTTAGATTCTAACTCCTTGAATTTATTGCGTATGTGGTAAACTGTTTCGGGAGCATCAGCCGTTGTGTGACTATGTTGAACCTCGAAGTCTATACCCGATTTAATCGCTAAATCTAAAATAATGTCGCTGTCTTTGCCACCTGAGTAACAAAGCATAAGCGGTTTATCATAGTAGCGTTTACTTATTTCTGCTCCGTCACGAAGTCGCATTATAGCAACCTTTTCTAAGTCCATTACTCTTCGCCTCCCTCGGCAGGCATAGGCTGATTCCAACATTCAACGCAATTTCTTTTACCGCAGTCTTCAAGATCTTTAAGACCAAGCATTGATGGGCACATTCTCTTAGGTATACCTTTTTCGTTAAGCCATGCATTCGGATAGTTTTTCAAGAACTCACTTAAATAAGTTTTTCGCGGATGCTCATCGCTCCATTTTTGTACGATTGCAACTGCCTTTTCGGGATATAATGTTTCAAAGTCTGAACAAGATGTCTTGTCGCTTGTACCATTATTAGAACTGTTCAGTGGACAGTTGGCACAATCAAGTTCACATATATATGCATCACCACATAGTTTGCGTTTTTTCGTCATTCTTCGCTTTTCAGCAAAATAATTTTCTGTTTTAGAACAATCAATCATTTTCTTCACCTCTCAATGATTTGGCAATTCTTTGTTGATTCTTGCGGATAAGGTCATTTATGTTGCAAAATAAATAATATGCCAACCCTCTTATCTCTTCTATATCATCTGTGACCATAATGCGATTGAGCTCACCGTCAATCATATCACGGGTGTTATTGATTTCCTGACTGAGTTTCATTTATCACAACTCCTATTTAAATTTCTTTTTGTTTATCATACAAACATATCCACCCCAAAGGGACCTGCCTAACATACGGACATCTTTTGCAGCAATAAACACATATGTATAAGCCTTTTTTTGAATATGGGCATTTCCGTATGCTACACGGATAATATTCGTGTTTACACTTTCGACAAACCTGCAATTTCATAATCAATCACCCAATTGCAGATATTTTTCAATCGTCTGCTTTGCTGATGTACTGCCATAACATACCTTTACGGCGTATCCGCACCGTGAAAGATTCTGCAACCATTTATCCTGATGTTCAGAAGTCTTATTGTTGCTGACTTTAAGCTCAATATATAAGCCGTGATATTTACCTTTTGGCACAGCAAGGCATAAATCAGGAACACCTGCCCTAACTCCTTGCCTTTTAAGATGTGCGGCTTCGGCTTTATCTCTTCTGCCACCATTTGGAACAGCGTACAGCATTGAAAGTTCAGGATGTATTTTCATTTGCACACATTTATCCGCCCATTCAATGAGTTTACATTGCTCCTGTGCTTCAGACATCATTTTCATTTCCTCTCGTAAAACGGTAATTCTTATTTTTATCGGCTTTAATAAAAATTTTCGGATTAGCCATTTCTGAAATTCTACTGCCTAAAGCCTCGTCAATCTGCGAAATCTGTTCAAGTGATAATTCAGATGTTATGACAGTCGGTAATTCTTCGTTATATCTGAAATTGATAATTTTGAAAGTTGCATTAACATCAGCTGTTGAGACAAAATCGCCCCTGCGAGTTTTAAAGAAATCATCAATGTAAAGAATTTCCGCTTGCTTATATGAATTTATGAGAGCTTCATACACCTCTAAATTACTCGATGCCTGCTTGATTTTGGTAATATCATCCTGCCAAAGCATATATTTAGGTGCTTTGCCTTTTTTGAGTAATGCTCCGACAATAGCCGTACATATATGTGTCTTTCCACAACCGGGCTGACCGCCGAAGAAGAACCAATCAGAGCATTTGTCAATGTACTCATATGCTTTATCTTTCACATATTTCTGCCAATCTGAGGTTGTCTTGTAACTTTCAAAAGTATATCGTTTAAGAAGTTTTTGAAGACCGCTGTTCTGCATTCTGTGAAGTTCATCTCGAATTTTCATACAATCACATTTGCAAGCAACCACATCATATGTAACCTGCCCGAAAGGCGTTTCGCCTGCCTTTACACGGTAAATATAGCCTCGGTTCATACATTTCTCGCACTCATAGCCAATGAGCTTACCGGGTGTTGAGTTAAACACTTTTGCTTCTTGTTCGGCTCTTTCTCTCGGAGTGAGTTCTTTAGAAGACTTTCTCGCCCGTTGGATAATTTCCTCCGCTCGCTGTGGTGACATTATTCTTGACATTATCGCTTGGATTGAATCCATATCCTACACCTCCTCTGTCTTGGACCTTATTAAGCCATTTAGTAATGAACCCTTTAATGCCGGTTCTTGTTTTTCTCCTGCTCGGATTAGCTTCGAGCCACCCCAACATCGAACGCAATTGTTGTTCTACATCAACAGCAGGATACAAAATTTTGTAGTGCTGAACATCAGATTTTGAAACTGAATAATTACTCTTATCGTTCAAAGGTAATGTAATAAAAATATTTTCACCGGCGGTGTCGGCTGCATTTGCGGACGGCATCGCATAATAATTATTTCTATTTACTTTACTTTTCTTTACTTTACTTTCCTTTGTGTCATTCTCGGAGAGATTATGCTCATTCTCGGAGAGATTATGCTCATTTTCAGGTATAACTATGTAAGCCTTTGTTTCTTCCGTTTTCAAAAGCCAATATAATCTATTTATTGTGCGACCTCGCACGGAGCGTTTTTCGATAGCGTACATATATCGTTCTTGCATCATTTTGTTGGTCAGTATGCTCTCCCTATCAAACAGCCCGTTATCAAACAGCCCAATTCGTAAGCAAAGCTTAACTACCTGATTTACCGTATCTGATTTAATTCCACCGCTCATTCGTTTCGCTATCGTGGCAGCACTGGTTTCTTCTCGCCACTCATAATAGTAACCATTTGTTGCATAAGCTTTGGTACAAATCCAAAAAAATACTCCAAAGCCGTCCCAACCCTGTGCATCAATAAGCACATCAAATCTCTCATCATCATCGAACAAGTGAACATCCCAAGCCGCAAAGTCAAGCCCTCGCTTTGGTTGTCCAGCCATTCACTGTATCACCTCTTTCTTTTTGTATTAAGTTTCAGCTTTGTACAAAGATATTCATCAAGCTCTATACCGTAGATTTTGTACTTATCAAACAGCTCTTTTTCGTGCCGATGTGCTTCATCGTGGTGCTTTCTGCAAAGGCATATAGCTTTTAATCCTATATGTACAATCTGTTCCCTATCTCGCCCCATACCAATTCTGTCAACATGATGAACTTCACCTGGTGCATTGCATATTGCACACTTACGATTTTCAAGACAACTGTACAAGTATCTGCCTATATCATCTGTAACATTAAGCAGAGTATCTCTTGTTCCGATATTTTGGTAGAAACAAAAATCTATCAGATAGCTTATGAAATCTCTTGCTACGCTTTTTTCGCAATCAGACAGCGAAAAGTATTCAATGCCAAATTCACCGCAAAAATTAAACTTGAAATATTCTTTAATCCATTCGGGATTATCTCCGCACCAAAATGCTATATCTCTGATGATTGCGTATGTTTTTCTTCGCTGTTCGGCAGAAATCGTGCGTCCGTCAACAATTCTGAGTTCAATTTCATGTACTTGTTTCTGTGCAAGTTCTCTGCCGATACGCTCATGCGGTCTTACTATTAAGTTATATCCGTCATAAGATACTATGTTCGCTGATGTAATCATACTAAGTCCTCGTGTCGGTGCATATAAACGAAGAAACTGTTATTACCCATATTTTGATACAACCATTCATCGCACTTTTCTTTGCTCAAATGTGTACGAAGAACTCTATCTTCGTACACATATTGACCTTTTAATCGTTTATCTTTTATTCGATTAAGTAATTCTGTTTTTGAGTAGTTAGCTTCTACAAGATACAAATCGTAGTTCTTAGCTGTTATATGAGCGATTTCCGATGTATCAGTTGCGTATATAACTTTATATATCCCCTGTTGAGTGTTGAAGTGTAACTTCCAGCCGATATTAGGAACATCATGCCGAAGTGGTACTGCTGAAAAAGTAATATTGCTGATTGAGTACCATTTATCCTGAGCGACTATGAAAGAATTGTATTGAAAGGCGGTATCACCTAATAAAAAAAGCTTTTTGCAAAGATAATTGGGGTAAATTATCCGAATACAAGGGTGTTCGGACAGCAGTCGCTTTAGAGTAGCAACATTACAATGGTCTCCGTGTTGATGAGTTAAAAAAACATATTTAACTCGGTCAATCACTTCACACTCAACAAGTTTGCTGAACGGCACTCCGCAGTCAATCAAGACCTGACCGTCAAGAAAGACTGCGTTGCCCTTAGAGCCTGTGCTTATTATCTCTAAATCAATCATTTCATTCTGCAAGATCATCAATAGAGAACTGTTCTTCATCCGGTTCAGATGAAGATGAATTGTAAATTTCAGGTGTTTCAGCAGGAACTTCTGCATCAATCATGGTATCGGCGTCATAATCGGGAGTTCCGTCAGCATTGATAATATGATTATCAGCTTCATATGCTGTCTGCATTTCAACACTCATAATACCCCATTTGCTTATAAGCTGTCTGAGCATTGTCTTTTTTGCCATAGCATCAAAATCCTTTGCCCAAAAAGTGTAACTTGTACCCTTATTGACATCGCTTGCATATCCGGCTGAATACTTTAATGCGTGCTGTTTCATCTTATCCTTACTCCAGTAAAGAGCCTTTTCAAAGCCATTTACATAGCGAAAATAAGCATAGTATCCGATAGTTTCGGCAGATTCACGCTCTGTTTCATCTTCAATCATTTTGATTGCAATTTCTTCTGTGAGCGGATCCCAATTAAGAAGTTCTCCCTCTTTGATTTCCACCACATTAAGTCTTTTATACTGTCCTGAACGGATAGCAAGCTGAATATAGCCACGATAGCCAAGAACAAATGTAGCTGTTGTACGCTTATTCTTTCTGTCCTTAAACGGGACCATATAATACTGACCGAGCTGTGGTGACGGAGGAAGTCCGAGAGAGTGACCGCAAAGAGCCGCCGAAAGAATTGTAGCTGCATCGCATTCTTCGAGTGCAGGATTTGTACTCACCACAGATGTGATAGCCGCCGTAAATTTCTGAATTTCCTTCGGGTCTTTCATTGAGTTTGAAAGACTTTTCTGAAAAGCCTGTGTCTGGAGCATTGACGAAAACTTCGGCTTTCTCTGCTGAATCTGATTGTTTTGATTATAATAATTACTCATAGCGTAATCCCCTTTCGTTGATTAACTGCTTAACAGTGAGTGCAAAATCTTTAAGCTGTGATTTTGTACCGTAAACCTTGAATGACAATGACAGAACTTTTTCATCTTGCTGTGGCTGTTCTGATATTTCTTCAACCGGCGGAGCAACTTCTTCAGGCACATTTGCAACAAACGGTTCATATTCATCAAGAGTGTTGCCCACAACCTGCTCGGCTTTTTCACGCTCTGCTCTTTCGGCTTCTGCCCTTGATTTTTCTTCTTCAATAGCCTTGTACCTCTCGGTTACGGAAGTTATTGCAACCGATACATTCAAAGACCGCTTATACTCGTACAGGATTTCGTCCTTGTGCTCCTGCGTTGCGATAAGCTTTAAGTCATCCATAATCTTGTCAAGGTTAGATTTTATAGTTTCTTTAAGCTTTTTGAGAGATACGCTCATAGTAATGTTTAAACTAACTTGCTCATATGCCACAAAATCAATACCGAGTGATTTTGAATACTCATCAAAATAGCTTTTTGATTTTTCGTACTTTTCCTGTTTAAGACCCTGCTCAATGGCGTCAACCTTACCTTTAAGGGCGGAATCAGCTTTCTTATAAGGCAATAACACGCAATCTTTGTAAACTGTTTCAAAAGCCTCATAAGGTGTTATTATTTCCGATTTAACCGCTTTTCGGCGAGTTTCAAATTCCGCAAATTCCTTATTGAGCGATGAACGCAACTTCTTGATTTCCTTGTAGTTTTCGTCTGTACATATCATTTCGCAGGCAGTGTTTACCTTTTTCTCAATTTCAGATTTAACCAGCTTGAGATTCTCGATAATGACAGGAATCTGAGCTACCTGAATTAAATCGGTTGAATCAGGTTCTGCATCATTAACTGTTGACAGATTTTTTACTTCTTCCATATCAGCAGTTTCAAGCAAATTAACGGGTTCTGTAATTTTGGTCATTTTATGTTACCTCCTTAATCTATTGACCATTCTTCCTCGGTAATGCCGTGAAAAAGTTCGGCACATTCACGAGAACAGAAAATATCATCATTTGTATCTCTGAAATATGTATAATCAGATCTGAGTTCTGCGTTGCACGCTCTGCAATGCCCCATTACCGGTACTTGCGGTGCGTTTGGGCACATCGGATTACACGGAGTGATTCTGCATACTTCGCACATTTTAATATCTCCTAACTATTGATTTTTCGATTCAATATGATATAATGAGCTTGTTTAAATTTCTTTTTGTTTAATCCCGTGTTGCTGTTCCTAAGCAATGCGGGATTTCTCTTTGCCTGCAAGTTGCATTTCAAACAACGCCTTTGATACTCTTTCAGCTCTGAGTTCTTCCCTGATAAGCTGTTCAAGGTAATAATCCTCAAGACGTTCACCGTTTGCATCACCAAATCGGCTGATAATAACCGCCAACTTGTTCTTAGCGTGTGCCTTAGCAATTTCAAACTCAGATTCAGTGCATATGTATCCGTTTGAGGATATAAAATCAGTGTAATTCAAAATATTTTCCCACCTTTATATTTGATAAACATTTTGCTAAGGTCCGCAAAATGTTCTTTTCATCAAACAACCTTGTAGTCTTTGGCATTTTCAACCCCCACACATTCAAAGCCGACAGTATCTGAATCTGTTTCAAGCGATTTGAGCTTTCGGGCAAGTTCTGCGTTTTTGGCTCTTTCGGCAACATACAATGCTGTCACCTTGTCAAGTTTTGCCTTGGCTTTTTCAAGGTTGCTGTGTGCCATTTCAAGGTCGGTCTGCGTACTTGCAAGGCGTTTTCGAGTGTGTTTGAGTGTCAGCTCGCTGTAAAAGAGCTTGTCCTTTAATGCTCTTTTGGTAAGTCTGTTTCTTAATTCCATTATCAATGCTCCTTTATGTATTGTCTGATTTCTTCCTTATCAAATCGCCAAAGCTTTCCGATTTTGTGGGCAGGAAGAACGCCCTTTTGTGCAAGCCGTGTTGTGTAATCAACATTAAGTGCAAGCAATCGTGCCACATACGGCACATCAATTATCACAGGAACTTCATCCCAATTGACGATAGGTCTTTCTCTCGGCATTTTCAGTCCTCCTTTTTTAACATTTCG